TCAGTTGATTGACAAATTCATGAAAGAAAATCAATTAGACCCAATGCATTTGGAATTCTACTTAGAGGAAAAATGCAATATTATTTGTAGAGATAAAGAAGAGATTGACCGGTTTGAAAATTAAATTTTAATCATTAGGTCAATATTAGGTATATGTGAAAAACAAATATTTTGAGCTTGATGATTTGCAGGGAGAACGGCTGAAGGCCCGGCTTTATTCCATTCGGTTTGAGCGGATGCACTACATGAAGCTCCGCAATGTAAAGCAGCTGTGCGGACGACTTCCTGAGGATAACGAATGCTTCTTTATCGAAACGACGAAAAGCTTTAACGCCTTCACATTTATCGTTTACCTTATCAAAAGCGCCGGATTTGTCGAAGAATTGTTTATCGCTACGTACAGCATTAATCAGCGAATCATCAACAGCCTGATGCGGTGGCAGGAATCGGGCATGATCGGGAAAATAGAAATCAGAATATCAGCCACCATCAAATTTCGTACTCCAGGGGATTACGCGCGCTTACTCAAATTGGCAGAAGAGGGGAGAATAACGCTAACGCTCGGGTGGACTCACAAGAAGGTGTCGTGCATGAATACGACAGCCGGTTACTTCGTAGTAGAAGGATCGGGAAATTACGGTGAGAACGCCATGGAAGAGCAGTATTTATTCACTCAAAACAAAGCGCTGTATGAATTCCGCAGAAGAATTGATGAAATACCGGGATCCGGATTGGGCAGCTCAGGTTGATTTCGATAAACTGGAGAAGCTGGCAGCCCTGGGATATAAGCCGGAACAGTGTGCCATGTATTTCGGGGTGCCCGTAGATGGGTTTATGTACTTCTATATGCTTTTTGAAAGCAAACTGAAGTATCACTACGAAAAGGGTATATTAATGCATAAGGCCCTGGAAGGAATGACCATGCTGGCCGATGCAGAATCAGGCGAAAACATCACCAATGCCCAACGCCTGGACAAGATGAGACGTGAATTGGAGTTTGAAAACAGCAAAAACGACATCATCTATGGGGGCATATGACAAATCACGATTCCTGTTCCTGCAGGACTACATCGAGGATGGTTGCAAAACGGAACTTAGCCCGGATGATCAGGACTATCTTAACGTGCTGCATATTCTGAACTCCATGAGCCGGAAGTTTGGGAAAGATAAGGCGATCAAGTTTGTGACCATGCCACCGTTTGAAATTGCTCCGGCACGAGCCAGGAGCATGTTTGACGAGGCTATTAACCTGTTTTTCTCAACCGATAATATCGAACGCCAGGCGCATAGGAATAAGATGTTTGACGACGTGGAAAAAGCGGCTCAGTTGGCCTTATCAACGGCTAAGAACCACAAAGACCTGGAGGTTTACGGTAAGCTGAAGGAATTAGCTTATAAGGTGAAAGGATTGCATCTTCCGGATCCTGTGAAAGTGCCAGAAGGATTATATCAGCGGAATATCAAAATTTACTCTCTTAACCCTGAAACAATAGGTATTGATCCGATTGATCGTAATGAATTAGCTGCATTGATAGATGGTATTGATGAGATATCAACGAAAGATAAAAAGCGTCTGAAACGGGATGCTAGTATAGAAACAATTAATTTCATTGAAATGTATGGCGACCAGGAAGAAGAAGTTAAACTTGACTGATGATAAAGTAGAAGTACGCTTTTCTAACTGGTTAGCACAGCTATTAGCTATTATGATGCCTAAGGTTATGATACTGATAGCTGGGCGTGGTTCTACCAAAACTACTCAGTTTATGGCAGAACGAGTTCAGGAAGCTGTACAGGATTGTCCGGGAGCACCATTCGTTTGGGTATCTGACACCTATGCCAACTTGCAAAAGAACGTGATCCCATCTCTGATGGAAGGTTTGAAGTTCCTGGGATGGGAAGAGGGAATACACTACGTGATCAATAAGGAACCTCCGAAAGAGTGGCGCGATAAGATGTACGTGGTACTGCCTTCGTACAAGGGCGTGATGACGTTCTTTACTGGTTTTACCTTTACATTCGTTTCCCTGGATAAGGCTTCCATCGGAGCCGGTCGTTCGTATGTGGGCGTATTCGGTGACGAGGTAAAGTATTTTCCAAAACAGAAAATCGCCAACCTGCTCAAGGCGGTGCGTGGATATGCTGTCCGCTATGGTAAATCACCATGGTATAGATCTGTTAGCTTTACCACCGATATGCCGGATCCTAATGCTATAGGTGAGCATGATTGGATTTTAGAGTATGCTGGTAGAAATAAAATCAAACAGATTTTACTTGCTATAAGGGCTGGTTTCGTATATAATTCTACTAAGATACAATACGTTTCCCGCCTACAGGAATATGATGTAGCCAAAGCGGAAGGAGCTAAGGAAAGCAAGCTATTAGCGATAGACAAAGCTATCAAGCTAGCCGAGAAGAACATGAACCGCTGGCGTGAACGGTGGGAGAAGTGCCGGGATATATCGTTCTTCTGGATTGCATCGAGCTTTATCAATGCGGATATCCTTTCACTTAGCTGGTTTAAGGATGAGTTTGAGGTAGGATTATCGGGGCTGCTGACTAACGTATGCTCCATTATACCGCGCCTGAAGTCTAACCAGCGTTTCTATTCAAACCTTGCTGAGTCACATTTCTATTGGGACGGTAACGATAACAATTACCTGGATACTCTTGATTATGGAGAGGAGCCGGATTGCCAGATGTTGAAGTATCTGGATATCAATAAACCCATTGAAGCCGGACTTGATATAGGTAATACACTTTGGTTGCTATTCGCCCAGGAGAACGGTAATAAGTATCGGGTATTGAAAGAGATGTTCACTTTGCCTCCCCGCTATATCCGGGAGTTGGCAGATGAGTTTATCCGGTTCTATGCTCCACATAGGCGTAAGGTATTAAAGCTATATTATGACCGTGCAGCCAACAACTACAAGAAGATCGGGCAGGACGTTGCATCACAGATCAAGAAGGCCATAGAGTTCTATCCTGACGGTAAGCGTACCGGTTGGACGGTTCAGTTAATGTCAATGGGACAGGGTAATATTGGGAGTAATGCTGAGTATAACTTCATGACTGAGCTAATGAGTGGCAATAACAAGTATTTGCCTCAATTGCTGATTGACCGCAATAACTGTCCGTTCCTCAAGACTCAGTTAGAGAAAGCGCCTATCAAGGTTAAGACATCCGGTAGATCCGCGGGTGAAGTGGTAAAAGAGAAGAAAGGAGACGGCCTACCCGTTGAACGCCTGGCTAAGGAATCTACCAACTTCACTGATGCTTTCAAGTATCTGTTATGTCGTAAGGATTGGATGAAGAAAGTTAATAATAAGAGGGGTAAACACTAATACTAACCTAACTGAACCTATCGTGAACGTCGCGTATGTATGAACATGCGCGACGTTTTTTTGTACAATGAATACATGTACTGCGATGTGGGGTAATCGCTTCCGTTACTCTTCAGCCATTACTCCACGAATACCCGTGTAGAGCTGAAATACAGCACTACCCCAATATATCGAACAGTATGGTGTGATTATGTAGTAATCGCTTCAGTTACTCTTCAGCCATTACTCCACTAATACCCGGGTAGAGCTGAGATACAGCACTACCCAGAGCGGTCGAACAGTATGGTGTGATTATGGAGAAATCGCTTACATTACACTTCAGCCATTACTCAACCAATACTCGGGTAGAGCTGAAATACAGCACTACCCAAAGCGGTCGAACAGTATGGTGGAATTTTACTAAAGCGGATTGGGAGGTATGGTTTAATTGTTAACTGAATTAACTAAAAAGCGTCATATTTCGGGTTTTGCGCCCCTTGCAATTGCATATAGAGGTTAGAGCGGGGCGCCCCTAACGTATGTTTTTCTTTCCAAGAAACAATTTCGAGATAGTAAAAGACCAGATAATCAGATGTTTAATTTATTATGTATCTAAATAATGACTGATTTTCGCCCTTTGTAATATAAAAACCGCCCTGTTTTTGATTCTGAAGTCGAAAAAAAATAGTTATTCGGTTTAATTGGTAATATGGTAGTTTTATTTGATGATTATTTGACGTGGTGTTTGTAATGTGTTATAACACAGTGTTATAGATGTTGTGTGAGTGCGTTTTTATTTGTACCTTTGATATGTAATCAAAAGGGAAACAGGATGCAACCTACTTTTGGTTATAGATTGTTTAACACTTTAATTTTCAAAGCAATGGAGAAAAATTCAGCAGCGCCAAAAGCGCACGGAAATTCTACACCCTTAACCGTAGTAGAGACCGCCAAAAGTGAAAAGAAAACACCTATCATCAACATGAAACAGGCAGCCGAAGAGGTAAATCCCGAAGAAGTACCAACCCAGGAACAGCCCCAAGAGCCTACCCAGGAACAACAAAAGCCAATCACACAGGACAAACCGCTAAGTATTGAAGAAATCAAGCGTAAACATGAGAAACTTTCCCGCCTAACTGCAAAGTGGGATGAATTGACAGAGAAACGCCGTAAGGTTGAAAACTTCGCAATTAGCCACGACCAAGACACGGCAACGGTAAGGGTTAGAGATGCAAGCAGAGAGGTTTTTGAAAGCAACAGCCCGAAAACTATCAGTCAGTTAATCGAGTTTTGGATGGATGAATTTTCAGAAGCAATTCAGAAAGTTGAAACCGAACTGAGAGAACTAGCCTAAAACAAAACTCCCCCGACTGATGCAACGGCCGGGGGAGTGTAAAAACAAATTGTAGTAACAATTCATTTTCAAAGCGGAATCAAAAGTATGAATAATACATCGAATATAAAAGAACAGCGGGCTAAATTACGTGAGTTTTCCCGTCAGTTTGTCGCACTCAAAGAAGCGGGAACAATCCGCACCATAAACGAAGGCCTGAAACTTATCTATCTACAGCAAGGGCATACCATTTTAAAAACACATGACCAATGGGAGCAGGAAGGAAAGCGAATAAAGCGAGGTGCAAAAGCCCTCTATTTATGGGGAAAACAAACAGTTAAAACTGTAGAGGAAAACGGAGAATCCAAAGAGATTAAATACTTTCCCCTTGTAGCCCTATTTTCAGAAAACCAAGTTTACACCCCTAATCACTAATTGTATGAACACTTTCGATTTTAAAACCAACAGCATAGAAACGTTTGACCTTGCAACCCTAAAACTAACACATAAGGAAAACGACATTTACGGCCAGCCGTTGAAAGGCATTTACCACTATGACGTAATTGATAAAGTGCAGGAAATCTGCAAGCGTAGCGGATTGGATTACACAGTAGAGGAAATTTTTGCAGCGCAGAACCGTAACAGCCAAATGCCCGGAGTAGTGAAGCTCCCGCAGGTAGAAGCCATCCACGGGGAAAACTCGATAGAATCTCACATCCTCCGCCGTGTATATACTACCATCCGAATTAAAGAGCGGGAAACTCCAGAAATGACCACAAATATAGTTATAGCATACCATCAGGAAGGCATCCAAATTGCTTTTGGCCCGTGTGTAAAGATTTGCCATAATCAATGTATTCTCAATAAACAGCGTATTGCAAGCAATTACGGAACGGATAAAGTAACGAATGACCAGCTATTTGAATCCGTCGGAAATTGGCTCAATAACTTCTTTGAATACAGAGAAACCGACCTCCGTATTTTAGAGAAAATGAAAGAAATCCGCTGCACTCAAAACGACGTTTTCCAGCTTATAGGCTTATTAACATCGCTGAGAGTAGCCCACGACAGCAAAATAAAAGAACTCAGAAGCGAAGTAAAAACATACCCACTCAATCAATCCCAAATCAGCCAGTTTACAGAGGACTATCTAACTGCTGCAATGGATAATCATAATATGACACTTTGGGACGTGTACAATATCGCCACCGAGTTATACAAGCCGGGCCGAACCGACATTCCAAACCTTATCCCGCAAAACATTGCACTAATGGAAGTATTAACCGACCGTTACGGACTTAACTAATGGAAAAACTACTTACTGTGTGCAATATGGCGCAAGGCGCAAAGCGTACAATAGGCGTAAACCTGAAAGGGGAATATTTGAAAAACCACGGATTCAAAAAAGGAGATTTGGTAAAGGTGACCATTTCACAACATAAAATCACCATTGATAAAACCCCGGCCACCGAAATAATAACCAGCATGGGAGCCCAAAATAAGAACCTGTTTAAATTAATAGAAGAACTGCACCTTTCAGCAGAATAATAGCTGAAAGTCCATGAAAAAGCCTATCCACGCTAAGTTTAGTGAGGGTAGGTTTTTTTGTGCGTTCTACTTTCTTGGTTTAGGCCAAGAAAGTAGCAAAGAAGCCAAACAGAAGAACGATTTTTACCGCAGAAATGCGATTGTTTTAGCCCGATTGGATGGGGCATTCCGGCCATGGAATGTCCTTTTTTTATGCTCTTTCCTGCATGAAATTTGTATCATGCCAATCACGGATAAAGACATAGAATTTCTGTTCCAGGAAGAGGTTTTAGACCAACATGGTGAATACCTTCTTGATCTGTTTGTCGAGTCTATCGAGCAAAAGAATATCAAGGTTAGCGAAGACCTGCTTGAATCTCTCAATTACAAAGTTACCCGCACCGGTAACGACCGTGTACTTAATGTTTCCTTCCTCACCTATGGCCGCTTCATCGAGATCCGTCGTCACAAGATGAATAAATCACGGAGTAAAGATGTCAATACAAACTCTCTCATCTGGGGACATAAGCAGAACTCTCTGAATAAAAAGGCAAAAGACGTTGATTGGTACTCTAAAAATTCATTCGGAAGCCTAAACCGACTGATTTCTATCCTGATGTACGAACTAGGCGATGAAGAACGAGCCCGACTCATTGGCATTCTTCGTAATCGCGAAAATAACGAAGTATGAGCCTGAAAATTGACAGAGTAGAACTCGAAATCGTAATTAAAAACGATGAGTCCAGAAAACAACTCCGCCTATTGGGAGATGATATCAGATCAACTGCCAAAGCATTAAAAAAGGCCAAAGAAGGTACCGAAGAGTGGGCCAATCTGGATAGTAAATTGAAGGACTTGAAAAAAGCACACGATGACCTTTATGATAAAATTGGACTTACCAATTTATCCCTGAAGGAACTGAATAAACGCCAGCGTGAACTTCGTGATATACTTGCTTTTATACCAGGTAATTCACCACTTTATACAAAATACCAGGAACAGCTCGATCAGGTGAGTGGCCGCATCAAGGAACTCCGAGGCACTGCCCAAAACACCCACCTTTCTCTCGGCCAAATGGCAGACGGTTTCAACCGATATTTCGGGATGATCACCGCCTTTGCCGCATCGCTCACCGGTGTGGCCCTGGCATTTAATAAAATGCGGGAAGAGCGTGACAAGCTGGAAGATTCCAAAGCCAACCTAAAAGGCCTTACCGGACTGGATCAGGCTAGCGTTGACAGCCTCGAAGAGATGGCGAAGAAAATGTCCGTCAATCCGCTTGAAGGAACTTCTATTCGGATCCGACAGTCAGCCCAGGAGATTATAGACGCTTACACCATCGTTGGGTCAAATAAACCAGAGCTGCTATCTTCTCCCGAACTGCTTAATGAAGTTACCAAACAAGCGCTTATTCTCAAAGCCGGTTCCCAGGATATTAAAACCCTTCAGGAGGCTGCCGATGCGCTAACACTTTCGCTGAATCAGTATGGAGCCGGTGCCGGTGACGCCGCCCGTTATACCAATATACTTGCAGCTGGAGCTAAAGAAGGTGCTGCAAACGTAGCTTCCGAGACCTCAGCTATCGTTAAGTCAGGTGTAGCCGCCAATGATGCAAAACTAAAATTTGAGCAACACATCGGAGTCATCCAGACACTTGCCGAGAAAGGTATCAAAGACGAAATAGCCGGTACCGGTCTAAAGAAATTCTTTATCACCCTTGAGACCGGTGCCAAAGAAACCCGTCCGTCACTTGTCGGACTTGACACTGCACTTGAGCGACTCAAGGCTAAAAACAT